ACCACGTTACCTCACTAAACTCTGAGTTAATACCAGAAGTAACTTTCTCCACCTGTGATAGGTTGAAGTCGGTGAACACTTTATCTTTCACGGTGCAAGGTAGCTGTGCTGTCTGACCGGCATATATGAAGAACGTATCAATGCCCATCCAGAACACATAATCTTCGGAAGCTATCGCCGCGTTAGGGCTGGCAATCGTAATGCCTTGTGCGAGTTGCTGAATACCAAAAGTAAATGGAGGCCCGATAAATCTCATACTATGAAGAGAAGTGTCCGTCCAAACTAGAATCTCACGCTTTGTTTCTACCGCCTGGACAAACTTAGAGCCAGAGCCAAGGCGTAAGTCTCCCGCTGTATTGGTGGCAGTCGGATACCAGAACAGAGCATCTTCTTGGTCAGCAAATCGAATAAGCAAAGGATCTTGTACACCGTCCCCATTTTCGTCAGTGGGGCCGCCGATAGCGTCCGCTCCGAAAGCAATGAGATGGCGATCTTGGTCTGATACCAAGATTTGTTTTGCAATTGTAGGTATGCTTCTCTTCGTGCCCGTCAGTGTATTAAGTGCTACAGCCCTCTGACTTGTGCCAGCAGTCCTGTCCCAGTAGAACAAACCTGAGTCACGAGGGTTGATAATTAAATCTTCGCCAAAATTGTCATGAGACCATATTCTAAGCTCAACCTCAGTTGTTAATCCGCCAGAGGCGGCGTCTCCCCAGCCGTCTCTGCCCCATGTTCCCGCTCCCCAACCTGTTCCTCCGACACTTGTGTCTAGGCCAGTGTTGATTTGATATGTGCCAACGGTACTCGAACCTCCGTTGCCGCTGTCGGAGCCATCAGCTGTGACTGAAACAGTTATCTCATACTGGTTTGAGCTAATTAACCTTTGAATCTGATACTCTTGGTTTAGCACTGCTGCTGTTACGTTGCCGCCCAAGCTAACGGCACCAGAAAAAGTAACGAAGTCAAACTGATTTGCGCCGTTAGCTGAGTCGGTAATGGTGATGGTAGATGAGCCGTTGGTAGCAGAGAAGGTTACATCACCCGCAGAGGTTGTAGACCGAATGGGTGTTACATCATTAAAGGTCTGGCCTTCTTCAATGTAATATTTTAGATGAGTGCCAATGCCGAGATAGTTGGAGCCATCAAGCGCTACCCAATTATGAAGAGACCGAGCAGAGCCAAGATATGTGGAGCTAGAATATTTCTGCCAGCCGCCAACCTTCTCAGGATACCCAAGACGAAAGCGCACCTTGTCACAATCGCGCCAGCCGCCTTCATTGGTATATGAGGTAACGTCACGGTTTATGCCCGGTCTAAACTGTAACTTTGTTAGCGGCATTTTTAGTAATACTCCTCAACTAGCACTAAACCTGCCCCGCCGGTTCCACCTTGTAGGCTGGTGCTAAGGTTGCTGCCGGTTGGTCCTGCCCCGCCGCCGCCAACATCCCCATCAGGACCATTATTTGGAGAATCTTCGCGTTGTTTACAGCCAGCAAAAATAGACGAAGCACCAAAACCGTTTCCCATTCCGCCTCTGATGTTTATATCCCCGTTCGACCCCATTCCACCCTCGCGAGTTACTCGCGGAGTATTCCCCCCGCCGGTGGAGCCGTCACCTCCAACACCGCCGCTTGCAGAACAAAAACTTCCGAAAGAGGAGGTGCCACCTGTTCCGCCACCCCTGCCAGCCGCGCCTAAGTTAGTAACTCCTCTAGCACCTCCGACTCCAACGGTCACACTGGCGGAGCTTGTGCCTGTAACATCTATATATTTTATAGCAGCCCCGCCACCTGCGCCGCCCGCAGACTGACCGCCTACTCCGTCCGTAAGAACCGCCCCGCTACCACCACCACCACCAACTACGGTGACTTTAACAGTTTTGCAGCCCGACGGCCTGTTCCATGTTCCGCTGCTAGTAAACACTTGCCTTGTAGGAGGAACTGCCGAAGTTAGAGTTGTGTAGCTGAAGCTACCATCTCCATCAGAAGTGACAGCCTGACCAGCGGTACCGTTACCAGAGATGTTTATAGCTGCTGCGCCGACAGCGTTATCAGCAATCAAGGCCGCAGTGATAGCATCGTCAGCAATAGCAGCGGTTACAACAGCATCGTCAGCAATCAAGGCCGCAGTGATAGCGTCATCTGCAATAGCAGCGGTTACAACTGCGTCATCTGCAATCTTGGCTGATGTAACGGCATCATCTGCAATCTGCGCTGTACCAATACTACCAGCAGAGGCAACTGGCTTAATCTCGGCAACAGCCGCGCCAGAACCTGCGCCATCTGCATAGATAATAGCCTGAGTGCCGTTTAATACTGTTACATTAGCGCCGGAGCCTTGAGTAAAGACAGCGCTCTGACCAGAGTTGTTGGCAACAAAGTAAATCTTCTCTTGATTGTTCGGAGAAATAGTTACTGTGTTTGTTCCAGAGGGAGAACCGCCTAGAACAAGAACCCTGTTCATGCCGTCAGACAAAGTTCCATCGGCTGTGGAGAGAGTGTGTGTTGTCCCTGACAGAGAAATAGAGACAACCCCGCAAAGGGCTTGGTCAATAATGTCAAAGTTTAAATTAGTTGTTGTGCCCCATGTACCAGACTGTTCGCCGGTTCCGGGCTTTTCAATTCCGTTATTTGTTGTGTATGTACTAGCCATTTAAACTACCTTCTCTGTCCACTGGTCTATTGTACCACCAGCATCAATTTGTGTCCATGTGTCACCAGTGTGAACTATCTGTGTCCAAGACTCTGGGTTAGCTCCTGCGTTTATAGGCTCCCACAAAAGCTCGCCTGTCGCGGCCTGAGTAAAGCTAAAGGACATTTCTGAAATGCCGAACCTAAGTAGACCGCCAAGAGTTGAGAGTGAGAAATCGCCTAGAATTTCACTTTCCCCGGACAAAATTACTATGCCAGAAGAGTCTTGAACGAACTCATAAGTCATTGCGGTAGAGTCAGTTCGTATTATTGTCGGAGGCGTCGTCTGAGTAAAACTAAAGCTTTGAGTAGAGTCTGCTAGGCGTATCCTTGTCCCCGCAGAAGTTTGCGTGAAGTTCGCATCCTGCGTAGAAACGCCAACAAAAATACCGTTTGCTGCCGCCGTCTCAGTGAAACTAAAGACCTGGGAAGAAGTGCCTTCTTTAACCTCATTGCCTATAGCTATCTGCGTAAAGCTTGCTTCCATAGTCTGAGAGGCAGAGGCAATAAGTGTTGTCGCTACTGTTTCAGTAAAGCTTGCTTCTAAGTCTACGAAGCCAAGGACTGTTCCAGAGGCAACAGTGAACTTACTAAAAGTACCCAGCACATCTTTAGCGCCGGAAAGTGTTAAGTTACCTACGGAGTCTTGAGAAAAGCTCGCGTCCATAGTCTGCGCGGCGGGAAGGACAATCCCTTGCGTAGCTATCGGCTGCTCCGATATGGAAGACACAGCAAACATTAAGCTTCCTTAGATTCATCTTCTTCTTCTGTTTCCACAGATTGAATTAAAGAGTTCGTCATGGCGTTCAAAGCAACCTGCACTTGGTCAAGTTGGAAGCGAAATGAATCAGCCTTTGCTTGCAAGTCGCGTATCTGTCTAATCAGATACACTTGCTGGCTATCCATAGCGGATTCGTCGTACTCTTTGCCGTTAATTGAAATTACGTTTGATTCACTCATGCTGTGTACGCCTTACCTGCTGCGACCGCCGCATTAACAGCAGTCATGTCTTCATCTGTCCAGTAGTCTTTAGCAACCATGATTTCCAGATGTTCAACATTACGGTCAACGCAATCCTGCTTAACGTCTGCGTCTTCATCTGCAAATGCATTGCCAGCAATGATGTCGTTGATTAGCGTAACGCTATCGCCCATAGCTGAGTAGTGCTGTGCAATTTCTTGTGTTGTAATTTCGTCCATGTTCTGTTCCTTATGTTTTAGTAGGGTGATGAGCCAAGCAAGCCTGTGTCCCAGCATGCTTTTAATGTTGTGATGTCTGTTGCAGCATCAATAGCTGAATTAGCAGGTGCATCACGAAGTGCTGACTTCTTAGCCACAGATACTGCCTTTGCATCTGCATCATCAGTTTCAAGTGCCTTCATGTACACTACGTCTTCTGCATCAAGTAATGGGCCACGAACTTCACGAACCTTATCCTTGAAGATTGCTTTAGCCACCTCTACATCCTCGGAGATGATAGAGCCACTTAATAACCATGCGTCACGAAAATGTTCGTCAGAAGGAATGGTAAGAGTATCTGCATCAGCGACGTTACCATCTTTATCCATTATATATAATTGTGACATTTTTAACCCCTACGCCGCTGCACTATTGAAAGTTAATTCATCAGATATTTTCCAAGCCTTACGCCACTCTTCGGTACTAGGTAGCTGTTCTTTCCTGCATATAACAATTTTAGGTTTGTTACCTGCATTCCAACCCTGCCACACATGCTTTGGAACATCTTTCATAATTAAATATTCTATAGATTCTTTTTCTGTCATAGGGCCAACAGGCTTAGTGTCATGTAGCAGATAGCCACGAGTATGCCTATTAAAGTCCGGCTGTGCTTCGTCTTTAGCTAACTCCAAATAGATTTCTACAGGTGGCAGTACGCCACCCTGCATAGCGCAAGACATCCAATTTGGGTCGGGAAAAAGTACCAAAGCTGGTTCATCTACGCTATCTTCATAAACTACGCAATACTCTGACTGATAGGGTTTTAAGTTCTTCTTGGCCCAAATCAATCTTTCCCACAGTTGCCTACCTTGAAAATTTGGAGTGTCCATTAGGCTAATTCTCCGTGGCAAGTTACACCTATATAAGTTGCGTTAGCACTTGCATAAACATTCATACGAACCCTTGACGTAGTTTGCTGACCACTTGTCCATGTGTTTTGTACATTCATGCCTCTATTAGCGGCGGCATCATCGGAACACATACCATTAGGAACAAAATCTACTGCAGAAAAAGCATTGCTAAAATTATAATAATTTGTGCCTGTGCTTAAACTTGTTATACTGGATATGTTTAGACTATCTCTAATCGCTCTGGTTTGACTAATGTTTACCCAAACTTTTGTTTCGCCACCAGCACCTACGAAGCCGCCGGGGGCGCTAACCGCACCAGCACTATCAATATGCAATCTAGGATTACCAGCACCATCTGACAGAACAATGTTATTGCTAGATGTGCGGATGTCTAGGCCACCTTGGTTGCCGTTGTAGCGTCCAATAATGGTGTTATTATCACCTGATGTAATTGCACTACCAGCGTTATGACCCACCGCTGTATTAGCACTTCTAGCACCAGCATTGAATAAAGCGTCCTTGCCGACAGCAACATTGTTCTCGCCGCCCGAACCACTCTTAAGTGCGGCTCTACCAATAGCAGTATTGCCAGCTGCAGTAGTGTTGTTGTAAAGTGCTTCATAACCAACCGCTACGTTGTCACCACTTCCACCACCATTATACATCGCATCTCTACCAACAGCAGTATTACCACTTCCGCCGCTTCCTAGATAAAGGGCTGTTCTGCCGAGAGCAGTATTTGAACTGCCAGTAGTATTTGTTTGCAATGAATACGCACCATATGAAGTATTACCACTTCCTGTGGTGTTTGCGAAACCAGACTGAAAACCCATTGCTGTGATTTCAATTCCTGTAGTATTAGCTTTTAGTACTGACCTACCCACCGCTGTATTCTGTGCGCCAGTAGTATTAAAGAACAAAGCATCAGAACCCAAAGCGGTATTGTTACTTGCAGTGGTATTGTTGTAGCCAGCGTTGATACCAAGATAGGTATTTTGACTACCTGTTGTATTAAACCTGCCCGACTGCATACCCACCGCAGTAACACCTGTTCCAGTAGTGTTACCCATCAATGAAGTATGACCCACAGCCGTATTATTAGAAGCGGTGCTTACATAAAGGCTAAGAAACCCAACAGATGTGTTGTTAGCGCCGGATACAAGGGTCTGCTGAGAAGCATAACCAACAGCAGTGTTAGACGCACCAGTCGTATTTGCGGCAAGCGATAGCCTACCCACCGCAGTATTATTATCAGCTGTATTTGATTTTAAGGAACCTTCTCCAACCGCCGTATTACTAGTACCCGTGTTGCCTTGAAGCGATTGATAACCAAAAGCAGTATTATAAGATGTTGTACTGTTTGTGCTTAAAGCTGATACACCCATTGCAGTATTTGCAAAACCAGTTGTATTAGCTTGACCTGCCGACTGACCGAACGCTGATAACGCTGTGCCTGTGGTATTGGATAATCCAGCGTTATACCCCATTGCAGTGTTAGATGCGCCAGTAGTGTTTGCGCCTAAAGAATTATAACCCACAGCCGTATTGTTGGAAGCCGATGTATTCGCTGTTAAGGCACTGTCCCCAATAGCTACGTTTGATACACCCGTTGTGTTTGAGTCTAGTGCTGTATATCCAGCGGCAACATTGTAATTTCCTGTAGTATTAGCCGCTAAAGCATTGTGGCCTAGTCCTGTATTTCTTGTGCCAGTGGTGTTATTAGTAAGCACTGTAGTGCCAATCGCAGTGTTGCTAGAAGCAGTGCTGTCAGCCGTACCCTTTAAAGCATATGCGCCAAGTACAGTGTTGTTTGTACCGCTTGTTATATAGTAACCAGCTTCGTTCCCCACTCCCGTGTTTCCAGCGGCAGTATTCTTGTAAAGCGCAGAGTTTCCTATGGCTACGTTTTGACCACCTGTAGTATTTAAACCAAGTGCGCTAACCCCAACGGATACGTTTCCAGAACCAGTGGTTACTGCGCCCTGAGAATTATACCCTATAGCATTATTCGCCGCACCAGTAGTATTTGCGGCAAGCGAGTTATAACCCACAGACGTATTGTTATTTGCTGATGTGTTAGACCCTAATGCGTTGCGACCTACCGCAGTATTCTGAGAACCGCCAGCATTTGCATCAAACGCCGCAGAACCCACCGCAGTATTGTCAGACCCTGTAGTATTTGAGGATGCGGCATATGCACCGACAAAGGTGTTTCTGGTGCCAGAGGTATTTCCTTGACCAGCTATAAAGCCAATCGCAGTTACTTCATTTGCTACTGTGTTCAAGGCGGCGGCATGACCAACCGCAGTGTTTGCCGTATGAGTTGTGGACGCTGACAGTGCTGTATTACCGATAGCTACGTTGTTGTTGCCTGTCGTAATAGCATCACCAGCTTGATAACCCATCACCGTGTTGTTCACAGCAGTTGTCATAGCCGCACCAGCAGACTTACCAACAGCGGTATTCTGTGCGCCTGTAGTGTTTGCGCCTAGTGAAGCATAGCCTACAGCCGTATTGTTAGATGCTGTAGTATTGGCATCTAGTGCCTGACCGCCAACTGCAACATTGGCTGTGCCTGTACTGTTCAGACCGAGAGCGTCATAACCAACGCCAACATTATAAGATGCAGTGGTGTTAGCGTCTAATGCGCCGTACCCTACACCTACATTAGCATCGCCTGAAGTAGTAGAGTTTAGTGACCTATGCCCAACTGCTATGTTGTAAGAACCGCTGGTTACAAAACGCAATGCAGAACTTCCGACACCTGTATTGGATACACCAGAAGTCATAGGTTGCATACTAAAGCTACCAAGAGCGGTGTTATAGTTGCCACTAATAGAACCATTCATCGCAGCATCACCCAACGCCACGTTGCCTGTGCCTATCGGGTAGTTACCGTCTAGTTTGATTGTGCCGCCGTCTACGCTGACGTTACCTGCTACTATAAGACCGTCTGTGTCTGCTGTGCCCGTGACATCAATGCCTGTGGCTGTGGTTGCGAGTTTGAGTGCGTTATCATAACGCAAAGTCACTGCGCCATCAGCAACAAACCCCGCCATTGTTTCACCAGTGTATTTTTGCAGTTGTATTGAACTTGAGCGAAGTATTAAATCGCCAGTACCTGCATCATCAATTCTACTAGCAGAACCATCGTGGTAAATCTGCAAGTCAGAACCAGCACCGAAGATGGCCTTGCCATTGTCAGCAAATGTAGCATTACCCGTTACAGAAATTCCGCTGGAAGACGTTTGCATTTTTGTGTTGCCGTTATAAAACAGTGTTACCGCACCGTCCGGCACAGCTAAAATCATATTTTCTGTTTCGGCCGCATTTAAAACTGCAAAGTTTTCAGCAAGAAGCCTTAGACTTCCAGTGCCTTGTTCTGAAACATAGCTGTGAGAAGTACCCTGATAAATCTGCAAGTCACTGTCATCACCGAAGATAGCCTTTTCATTATCAGCAAAGTTGACGTTGTTAGATGCGTCTTTGAATGACATCTTCTCAGCG